AACTGGGGGGTTGGCCCTCGCTCTTGCGATGAATACCTCAAACTCGCACGTGAACAGCTCAAGGCCGACTGGGACATTGAACGCCCTCAAATGATTGCCGACCTGCTCTCGCAGTGCTCCACCCTGCAGCTTGAAGCACGCCGCGCTGGTCAATATCACATCGCACTTGGTGCCATCAACACCGCTGCCAAGCTTGCGCAGCTCTGCTCATGAGCATCCTGGCCGCTGCTCCAGTTGGCAACGTCCTCGGCCCTAGGTGCTCACCAGTTGCTGTCGCCAAGCAGCACACCTTCTTGGACTGGCTCACCGAAGTTTCACCCACAGACAACTGGGATTGGCCGCACCTGGCCTACATCCGCCGCTACCTCGATGCCATCACCGCTGGCACCCTCAAGCGGCTGATCGTCACCGTGCCGCCCCGCCACGGCAAATCCCACCAAGGCACCATCCGCTATCCCGTCTACCGCCTGGAGCAAGACCCCACCCAGCGGGTCGTGATCGCTGCCTACTCCCAAACCCTCGCCAACACCTTCAGCCGCCAGGCGCGTCGCATCGCCGCCCAGCGGATGGAGATCTCCTCTGATCGCAAAGCGGTGGAGCAATGGGAAACACCCGCCGGTGGTGGCTTTCGTGCGGTGGGTGTCGGCGCTGGCATCACCGGCCTAGGCGCCACCTTGGTCTGCATTGATGACCCGGTGAAATCCCGCGAGGAGGCCGAATCGGAGGCCTACCGCGAACGGGTCTGGAACTGGTATCGCGATGACCTCTACACCCGCTTGGAGCCCGGTGCAGCGGTGGTGCTCACCATGACCCGCTGGCATGAAGACGACCTGGCCGGCCGCATCCTTCACTCCGATGACGCCAGCAGCTGGACCGTCGTCAACCTGCCGGCCCTGGCGGAAGACGATGACCCCCTGGGCCGTGCCCCCGGTGAACCGCTCTGCCCGCAGCGCTACGACCTCCAAGCTTTAGAAGATCGCCGCCGCGTGCTGGGTGAGTACGGCTTCAATGCCCTGTTCCAGCAGCGCCCCTCCCCGCCTGCCGGTGGTCTGTTCAAACGCTCCTGGTGGAAGACCTACCGCGAGCTGCCGCAGCTGGAGCGGATCATCACCAGCTGGGATCTGACCTTCAAAGACGGGCCTAACACCGACTTTGTGGTGGGCCTGGTGATCGGGCAGCTCGGCGCCAGCTTCTACCTGCTCGATTGCATCCGCGACCGCCTAGACATCACCGAAACGATCCCGGCCATCGTCAACGCCTTCAACCGCTACAAGCCCGTCGCCACGGTGGTGGAAGACAAGGCCAACGGTCCGGCGGTGATCGCCATGCTGCGCACCAAAGTGCCCGGCCTGATTGCGGTCAACCCGCAAGGGGGCAAGTTCTCTCGCGCTGCGGCCATCTCGCCCCTGATTGAAGCGGGCAACGTCTTTCTGCCGGAGCGCAGCAGCTGGGCCTCGGCGCTGGTGGAGGAGGCCGCCGCCTTCCCCAACGCCGCCCACGACGATCAGGTGGATGCGCTCAGCCAAGGGCTCTCATGGCTGCGCAGCCGCCCGGCGATCAGCACCGCCGCCGCAGTGTCCTACGGGCAGGCCGCCGCATGGTGACGATGCCTAGCCCTAGCAAGCGCAAGCAGTGTGACGGGCAGCTGAGCTTCGCCCTGGAGCTGTTGCCCGTGGCCCCGTGGCAGCCGGCGCCGCTGCCCACCGCTGCGCTGCCGCCGCGCAAGCCCAAGAGCACCCGCCCCAAGACCCTCCTCTATCAAGAGACCTGTCCGCGCAAACGCCGGCAGGAGGAGCGCATGGTGCAGCAGCACATCCCACTGCTCAAGCTGATCATCAAGCAGCAGCACCACAAATACAAATGCATTGAGGTGGAAGATCTGTACAGCCTCGGCTTGATCGGCCTGCTCAAAGCGGTGCGCAAGTACGACCCCGCCACCGGCTACAAGTTCTCCACCATCGCCCTGCCGTTCATCCTGGGCGAATGGCGCCACTACATCCGCGACCACAACTTCTGGCTCAAGGCACCGGGGTCCGTGCGTCAGCGCGGCATGCATGCCCGGCGGCTGCTGGAGCGTGGCGACACGCCCGCTGAGGTTTGCAGCAAGCTCGGCATCACCCCGGAGGAGCTGAAGCTGGATCTGCGCGCCACCGCTGGCATGGGGCATGAGCTGGGCGGCTTTGAGCTGCACGATGCCGACGATCAAATGGACGCCGGCTGGTTGTAGTTATCACCGGCAATTTCAGGCACGGAAGAAAAGCACATGGATGGACGGCAGGCCTGCGATTGACGGCGATCTGTTCGATGCGCCCAACCTGCCGACCTGGAAGCATCCGGTGCTGCGGGACGTGGAGCCTGATCTGCAGCTGCTGGCGGATTGCTGGCTAGGCCTGCGCGGAGCCGAAAGCACCTACCTGCCGCAGGAGAGCAAAGAGCCAGATCACGCCTACCGCAACCGCCTGTCGCGGGCCACCTACGTGCCGAGCTTCCGCAAGGCAATTGAGGCGATGAGCGGCATCCTGTCGCAGTTCACGCTCAGCGATCTGCCGGCCTCGCTGGAGCAGCAGCTGCAGGACATCGATCAGCTGGGCAACAACCTGACGGCCTTCATGGCCATGGCCGACAGCTTGGCGATGCGCGATGGCGGCTGCGCCGTGATGGTGGAGATGCCGCAGCAGGTGGCGGTGCCCTCGGAGGCAGATCGCCTGGCGCTGGGCCGTCAGCCCTATCTGGTGCTGCTGGAGCGGCGCAACATCCTCAACTGGAAGACCGAATATGTGGCCGGCCAGGAGCAGTTGGTGCAGGCCACGCTGCTGGAGTGGCGGGAGGTGGAGGCCGGGGACTTTGGCTTCTCGGTGGAGCCGTTCTTCCGCGTGCTCACCCCTGGCGCGTTTCAGGTCTACACGTTGAACAAACAGCTGGGGGCCACCACGGCGCTGCAGCTGGTGGAGGAGGGCTTCACCAGCTTGAGCGAGGTGCCGCTGGTGTGGTACAGCCCGCAGCCGCAGCGGTGGGGGCATGGGCTGCCGCCGTTCCGGGAGCTGGCGCTGCTCACCTTGCAGCATTACCGCAGCAGAAGTGACCTCAATGAACTGCTGCATCGCTGCGCGCTGCCGGTGCCCGTGCGGCGCGGCGCCCTGTTGCTCGATGGCCAAACCCCACCGCCGTTGGTGATCGGTCCCAACAGCGTCGTTGATGTGCCGGTCGATGGCGACTTCCGCTTTGCCGAACCCTCCGGCAGCAGCCTGCAGCAGCAGCAGGAGCACCTGCGCCACATCGAGCAGCTGATCAACAACGAGACGCTGGCGTTCATGAGCGGCCAGGAGGCCGTCACCGCCACCCAAGCGCGGCTGCAGGCCGGCCAGGTGCAAAGCGGTCTGGCGCTGGCGGGGATGCAAAAGGCCAGCCTGTTTGAGCAGCTGCAACTGCTGTGGTGCGCCTACAGCGAGGAGGAGCCCACCGGTGTGCTGCAGATCGCTTCTCAAGCGCTCGAATCGAAGCTGGAGCCGCAGCAGGTGGCGCAGATCAAGAGCCTGGCCGATGGCGGTTACCTGCGCAAAGAAACCACCCTGGAGCTGCTGCAGCGCGGCGGCATCCTGCCCACCGACTTTGACATCGAAGCGGAGGTGCTGGGCCTGACGGGCCTGGAGGAGCAACAGCTCAGCAGCCAACTGGAGCGGGACCGGCAGCTGCTGGAGCAGAACGTGATGGTGCCGCCGCAAGCCCTGCAGCCGGGTAGCTGATGGAGGCGGCCGAGAGCTGGGAGAAGCTCAGCGATGCCCTGCTCGGGCCGTTTGAGCAGCAGATCGTTGATGGCCTCACCGGCGCCTACCGCGCCTTGGAGGGCCGCATTGAAACGGCCTACAAGCAAGCCCTGGAAGGGGCTGGTGATTTTCCGTTGCAGCGGCTGCTGGTGTTGCGGCAGCAGCTGGAGCAGCAGCTCAAAGGGCTGCAACTGCCCCCGGCGCTGCAGCAAAGCGTTGATGCGGCGCTGCTCAATGGCCAGCGGTCGGCCTACTTCTGGGCCATGGCGGAGCTGAACAAGGTCAAAGAGCAGGCCAGCACGCTCAGCTCCGATCAAGCCGCTGCGCTGTTTGCCGATGCGATCACCGATCCGACCACCCTGCTCTCGCCAGGGATGGTGCAGCAGAACCCAGCCGCGTTGATTGCCGCCGCTCAGCGGCAGAACGCCTTGGCCTCCTATGCAGTGGGCGGCAAAGGAGCACAGGTGTTTGCCAACTTGAACCGCCTGGTGGAGGTGGACCTGCGCGGCCGCATCATCGGCAGCGTGGAGTTTCACCTGGCGCAGGGCGACAGCTGGCGGCAGCTGCGGCGCACCTTGCAGAACAGCTTGGCGCTAAGCACTAGCCGCGCTCAAACCGTGGCGCGCACGGAGATGGCCGCTGCGATGGTGGAGGGGAGCAAGCTGCGCTACGAAGCCGACGGCATTCAGCAGGTGCAGTGGCAGGCGGTGGGCAGCAGCCGCACCTGCGGCTATTGCGCCCCACGGCACGGCAAGGTGTATCGCCTCAGGGAGGTGGTGGCCCCGGCCCATCCGAATTGCCGTTGCACGGTGACGCCCTGGGATCCGCAATGGGTGGAGCTGGGGCTGGTGGATCCTGAAGAAGAGGCCAAAAGCCGAGCAGCGGTGCTGGCGGATTTGGAGGCCGCCGGCAAGCAACCGATCAGCGGGCCGACCCCGTTTGAGCGGGCGCTGGGGCAAGAGCAGGCGCCTGAGCCGCTGTGGGCCCCGCCCCGTCTGCCAGCAGGGGCAACCTAAGCAAAAGCGCAAGCCATGGCCTGGGTTTCCACTGACCGCGAAGCAATCCGCCGGCATCTCGCCATCCCGGCCACCACCATTGCCCTTGATCACCTCGACATCCTGATGGCCGAGGCCTCTGCCGCCTCGATCACCACCAGCCAAACCGCCATCGGCAAGCTCAACACCCTGGAGGCCAGCTTTGAGAGCAAGGCCTCAGAAGATCTGGGCCTCGTCCGTGCCGACGTGTTGGAGTGGCAGCCGGGCAACCCCGAGGCCAAGCTCGCAGGCATCCGCAGCCAGCAGGCCTATTGGCGTGAGCAGCTGTCGCTGGCCATTGGCTACGACGGTCGCTTCTCCCATGCCTACAGCAGCCAAGCGGGGCAGGCCGAACTGCTGCGCTCCTGAACGGCAAGTTCAGGCAGACCGCTTTAGGAGCGCCCACCTTGGCCTTTATGTCCGCCATCGGGTATCGGCTCTGGATGGCCGACGCCACCTCTGCTGATGACACTCACCCCACCTCCAGCACCGGCCTGACCGAGATCCTCAATCTCACCAACGCCGGTATTGAAGGCACCACCGAAACCCAAACGGTGACCGATTACGGCACCACCGGTGGCTTCCAAAAGGCGGTGGCCACCAGCCAGAGCTACAGCATCCCGATGACCATGAACCTGGACACGGTGGATGCGGGCTACAAGCTGCTCAAAGACGCGGCCCTCGATGCCCCCACCGGGCAATACGTGAAGTGGTATCGCGAATCCCCGGACCCCGGCGCCTCGGTGGCGACCGTGGAGAAGCACGCAGGCATCGGCATCATCACCGACTTCTCCGAGTCGATTGAAGCCGGAGGCATCGCCACCGTGTCCTTCACCCTCCAGGGCTACGGCAGCTACAGCTACACCGAGGCCACCGCTCCTAGCCCCTGAGGTCGTTGATGGCTAGCCCGCTGGATGCCTACAGCAACGGGGAGCTGACCGTTCAGCTCCCTGCAGCGGGCACCACCACCGATCCCTACACCGGCAACGTGGTCGCCAACACCACGGCGACCAGTTACCGCGTCTTCCTCAAGGAGATTGGCGCCACCATTGGCCAGAACTTTGCTGGCGTGGATGTGCGCTCCTCGCGCTTTGAGGGCTATGTCACCGATCCGCAGCTGCTCGATGACGCCATCCTTGAAGGGATGAGCGGCACGCTGGAGATCGACGACGGCAGCACCTACAGCGTCACGCTGGTGGCCCTGCGCAGCGCCTACGGCCGTGGCGGCATCGGCAGGATCTTGGAGCAGGCCCTGGGCCATGTGGTGGTGCTCGATGCGGTGCGGCAGGAATGAGCGATGCGGATTGAGATCAATCCGAACCTGATCGAAGATCGCCTGGAGCGCGCATGGGAGCGCTACAGCCAACGGCTGGAGGCGCAGTTCACCAAGGAGATCGGCACCAAGCAGTTCAGCTGGCCGACGCAATACAAGACCACGCGAGGCAGCTACAACCGCAAGGGCAAAGGCCGCGAAAGCGTCGGCAGCCCTCGCGACATCATCGATAGCGGTGCCCTGCGCCAGAGCATTCAGCGCACACAGACTGGGCGGTTTGCCTACCGCTTCAGCTGGAACGTCGATTACTCGCTGTATGTGCTCAAGGGGTATCGCACCAGCAGCGGCAACCAGATGCCCCCGCGTGACTGGATCACCCCAGCGCTGTTCAAGCTGCCGCCGTTGAGCACGCTGCAAAAGCTGCTGCGCTAGGGGCAACTTCACGGCACAGAGGCAAAACGTGTGGCGGAATCGCTGGGGCGGGCGACGTTTGATGTCCTGTTGGACACAACGGCATTCCGCGCTGGCATTGAGCAGGTGCGCGGCCTGGCGCAACGGGCCGGCAAAAGCATTGAGGACGCCTTAGGCAGCAAGGCCAGCAAGGGATCGCTGGCGGCCCTGGACATTCGGATCAACAGCCTGCGGGAAGAGATCCGGCTGGTGGAGATCGGATCAGCCAAATACAAGCAGCTGCAGGCGGCAATCCGCAAGGCCACCCAGGAGCGTCAACAGGCTGAGCGCGGCACTGAAGGCGGGTTGGGCACAGCCTTGAGTGGCGGCTTGGCCAATGTCGCTGGTGCTCTTGGCATTGGCATCGGTCTGGCTGGCGTCGCCACCGCGATCAAAGATGCGGTGTCAGCAGCGGTGGAGTTTGAATCCATCACACGCAAGCTGCAAAACACCCTTGGCCCTCAAGGTGCTGCAGGTGCGCTGCAGTTCACCAAGGGATTGGCAGATCAGCTGGGCCTTTCCTACAAGCAGCTGGCCAGTGACTTTGGCAGCTTCACCGCCGCTGCTAGCGCTGCAGGCATTCCGCTGGAGCAGCAGCAGGCTGTATTTCAAGCCGTTGCCAAGGCGGGTCAATCGCTGGGCCTCAGCGGTGATGCGGTCACCGGCAGTTTGTTGGCGCTGCAACAGATCGCGTCCAAGGGCGTGGTGTCAATGGAGGAGCTGCGGCAGCAGTTGGGTGAGCGCCTGCCGATTGCGTTCTCCGCCGCAGCGCAAGGTTTGGGGGTCACCCAGCAAGAGCTGAACAAGCTGGTGGAATCGGGGCAGCTGACGGCTCAAGAGTTTTTCCCGGCCTTGGCCAAGGGCCTCAACCAACTGACCGCAGGCGCTGGCGGGGTGGAGACCAGTGCCCAGCAATTCCAAAAGCTGGGCAATGCCTGGGAGGAGCTGCAGGTTGCCTTTGGCTCAAGCCTGCTGCCCACCATTATTGATCAGATCAAGACGCTCACGGAGGTGCTCAAGGGCATCAAGATTGTGATGGATGCCAACAAGTTGGGCCTAGGTGGCGGCTTGTTTGGCAATGCGCTGGGAATCATCCCGGAGCAAGGCGTCGAAGCGGTGGCGGCGCTGGAGAACCTGCAAAAGCAGTACGGGTTGACCAGCAAGCAGGCCAGGGCCCTGTTCACCGATGCGGTCAAACTGCAGGGCATCAACAACATTGCCTTTGCCAAGCCAGCTGAGTTTGAAAAGGTCTTGGCGCGCCTGCCTGGATTGGCAGAAAAGTTTCGCGCCCGTTACCGCGATGTCACCAGCGAGCTGCAGGCTGCCAATGCCGCTGCCGCACAGGGCTTAGCGGCGCAGCTGCAGAGTGAGGCCAAGCTCCGTACCGCCAAGCTGGCCAGCCTGAGCGCTGAGCAAAGCAATCTCAAGGCCCAAGAGGCGCGTCTGGGCTTCTACAGCCAAGAAGTTCAACTGATCGGTCAGATCAATAAGGTGCGCAGCGATGCGGCCATTGGACGCTCTGACACGATCAAGAGCCTGTTGGATCAAGAGCTGTCGCAGGCGCAGGCCTTGGCCAGCAGCGATGCCCAGCGGCGGGCCTTAGAGCTTCAGTTTGGCCAAGCCAAGTTCAACCAGACCGTGGCTGAGTTTGACCTCAAGGCCCGTGCCTTGGTGGCCGAGCAGCAGGGGCAGCAGGCCAGCTTGGCGTTTGAGCAGCAGAAGGCCGCCGCCGCTGCCAAGCGCGCTGAGATTGAAGCAGAAATCGCCTTGATCCAAGCCCAGGCCGCCAATGCCGAGAAGGGTTCAGCAGAGACGCAACGCCAGGTGACGCTGGCGCAGCAAAACCTCGATTTGATCCGCCAATCCAACAGCGAGGAGCAAGCGCTGGGCAGCCTGCGAACGCAGCTGCTGCGCGATCAACAAGCAGCAGCGCGTGAGCGCTTATCGCAAGAGCGCTTGCTTGCCCTCAACGGCCAAGCGCAATACGCCAGCCTGGATCAGCAGGCGCAGCTGCAGGCCGATGTCAACGCCGAGCTGAGCCGTCAGGCGGGCTACGCCAGCGCCGCTGCGGTCTCGGCCCAGAACTTCAAGAACCAGCTGCAGGGGGCCTCTGATGCCCGTGGCGAGCTGTCCAGTGCCTTCCAAGCCCAAGTCAACACGGTGATTGATGGCAGCCAGCAGTTCTCGCAGATGAACAGCTACCTCTCCACGATTGCCACCAACACCAGCAAGCAACCGGTGGTCAACGTCACCGTCAACAACAGCGGCAGCGGTAGCGGCAACTCAAGCGGGGCAGCACTACGTGGGTCAAGCGGCTGATGAGCGTCACCATCAACGGCCTGACCATCAGCAAGCTGACCGCTCAACCGTTCGGCTACACCAGTGAGGACGTGAGCCTGGGGTTGGCGGCTCGCAGCTGGACCGTCAGCGGCCTGCTGAACAGCAACGAGCTGGGGCAGTTCATCAGCATTTTTGAGACCTGGCTGGCGGCACGTCGCGCCGATGCCGACTCCATTGCCACCAACAGCGTCGGCAGCACCGTTGCCCTCAGTTATGCCGCCAATGGCCTCAGCGCTAGCGGTGTCGCCTGTTGGTTCACCGATGCCCCCGCCATTGAGCAGGTGGGTGCCTATGTGCAGCTGAGCGCCACGTTGGTGGATGCCAACCAAGCGCTGACGGTCGCCAAGAAGTCGCTGGAGAAAAGCGCCGCCTCCAATGATGCGCTGCTGCCCAGCCTCGGCACGGTGACCTTGGGCGGGGTGACGATCACCCTGACCGAGCCGATGGAAACGCTCGATGACCTGCCCACGCTGGAGCGCACCGCCGGCGGCTTCGCGTACATCCAAGGACCGTTGCGGGCCTCGGCCGTGCGGCAGATCACCGGCACCGTGGCCAATGAGGCGGCCTACGTGAGCCTGCGCAACTGGGTGGCGACCACCGTGCAAAGCACACCCACCACCGGTGACTGGTGGCCCACCAGTGCACCGACCGCCAACGTCGAAGCCAAGATCATCAACGGGCTCAAAACCAACGTCTGGACAGTGAGCCTGACGGTGGAGGAAGTCTGATGGTGCTGGACGTTCGCGCCAAGATCCTCTGCAATCTGGGCCCCGTCATCTCCGGCAGCGTCAAAGATGACCATGTACAAGGCCAAGGTCTGGTGTTGACCACGGGCGATTTGGTGCTGGCCGGGCTGATCACGCCGGCGCATGGCGATGAAGTGAAGCTGGCCTACATCACCCCGGATGACAGCACGGTGGCGCTGTTTCCGCGTGGTCCTTTCTATGTGACCAAGGCGTTTGCCGATCCGCTGCGCAACCAAACGCAGATCAGCATCGCCAACAAGCTGGCGTTTCAGAAAAACAAAGGCGGCGGTGTGGTCAGCAGCGCCCTGGTCGATGGGCTCAATGGCCGCATTCCCAAAACGGCCAAGGCCATGGATCTGCGCGAATCCTTTGAGGTGATTGCCAGCCGGCTGGGTGTGGAGATTGAGCAGGGGGGCAGCTGGAGCATCAACAAGCAGCTGGCGGCACTCAACAGTGCGGATTACGTGGAGACGCTTTCGGACATGCTGGCCAGCGCCACGCACTTTGGCTATCTCAATGCCCAGGGCAAGCTGGTGGCTCAGTCCTATGCCGATCTGCCCACGGCCGGGCCGGTGTTTGGCTTTGATCGCGTCGTTGATGTCGCGGGCAACCAAGGCGGGCTGGACTTCACCGAAAACCCAGCGGGCAGCGGCACTGCCCAAACGGTGGATGACGAGGTGGACGATCAGCCATCGACGATTTGGTTGGCCGGTGGTTTGGTGCAAGAGGCCAGCTACGGCGAGTTTGAAGGCAGCTGGGATCAATCGGCCACCAGCACCCAGACCGACATCAAGGTCACCCTGCGCAATGGCAGCACCCGTAGCTATGCGATCACAGAAAGCGTTGAAACAGCGGAGTTAAAGGCCGAGCCGGACAACCGCACGGTGGAGCGCACCTCGGTGACCAGCACCGCATTGGTCAAGGTCAACAGCCAAGTCATCCAAGATTTCCTCAACGCCGGTGGCGGCGGCCCCAGTCCGGCCACACCGATCACCAGCCGCAAGAGCGACCGCTACACCTACGAGGAAATTCAACCGGAGCCGTTGACAGAGCAAGAGCAAGAGCAGGTGCAGCAGGAGATCACAGCGGCGCAGCAAGCGATTGCCCAGAACAATCCAGGATCAAGCCATTCGGTGCTGAGTCCCTCAGGCAGCATCGTGTTGCTGCCCAAACTGCCCACCTACCGGGTGGTGCTGGAGGAGACCAGCGAAACGATGTCCTACGTGGAGGCGTTGGGGCGGATTGGCGTCAAGGACTACTCCAAGATGGAATCAATCCCGAGTGGTGAGGGCATCAAAGAGAGCATTATCACCGAGATTCTCTACAGCGAAACCAAGCAAAAGCGCATAGAGCGCACCTATGTGGCCTATGGCCTGACGCAAATGGGTCAGCAAGCGATCAGCGCCGCTGCGCTGCGAGCCCCGGCCAACTCCAGCCTGGCGCCCTACATCGACCAGTTCTTCAGTTTGGTGCTGGAGGATGTGAAGGTGGTCACCTCCGACCTGAATCTGAGCGAGGAGGACAAGCCGGTGCCGGATTATTTGGCGCCCTACAAAACCGCCAACGCGGTGATTCAAGGCAGCAGCCGCATTCAGGTGGGGGCCCAGCCGGAGCAGCGCGCCAACAAAGCGATTTCCTTTGCCGTGCCTTACCTGCCCGACGATGTGGTCAACGACGACGGCAGCGTCAGCAAGGGCAATGCCGAGGCATCGGCTGCCTCCTACGCCGAGGAGCAGAACCGCCTGCTGCTGGGCCATCGCCTAGGCCTGCAGGTCACGACCGCTTTGGGGGTGCTGCCCTCACAGCCGCTGGGAGCCTTTCACCTGCGCAACGACGGCATCACCGCCACCTACCGCACCAACGGCACCGCCTGGAGCTTTGATGCCAACAGCTGCTTGGTCTCCACCGATGCGCTGTATTGGGGCATGGCCGGTGGCGACATCAATGGCCCGCGTTGGACGCCTGTGGCCCCTGGCACCACGGCCCTGCCCACCCCACCGGCGGATGTGAACCATGGGCCGCAAAGCCCGGCCAACAGCTTGCCGTTGGAGGAGCCGCTGGATGTCAGTGACATCGCGGCGGTCAGCCAGTTGATTGATTCGCTGCCCGATGACGAAGCGGAGGTGTTTGAGACAGAGCTGGTGCCGTTGGCGCTGGCGCTGCCATACAAGAGCATCAGCCCGGCGGTGTTTGAACTGCGGCTGCAGGCTGAGACGCTGTTGGTGCCGCTAGGGATCAACCGCAGCATGGGTGATGCGACGCTGCAAACCACACTGCAAGTGAATGCGCAGCATTTGTTTGCCGAGCATGTGGTGCTACAGCTGGAAAGTGCTGAACGCGTGGTGTTGGACCCTCCACTGACAGCTGGGCTGGGTCTGGGCGGCAACCTTAGCTAAGGAATCGGGCCGCCATGACCGCCAGTTTGACGCCAAATCGTGACACGGCCAAGGCGGCGCTGTGGTGGTTGTTTGAAGGAGCCACAATTATTTGCATCTTTGCCAATACAACGGGTGCCGCTTCGCCGCCATCTCTAAATGGCCCTGTTGAGGCATGGAATGACTACTCTTTAAGCAGCAGTTATGACATTTATCTGACTGGTGGGACGGTTAATTTTGACGCTGTTGATACTGATCGCGCTGAGTTGCCGCAGCTTGAAATTGTCGTTGATTTTGCAAGCAGCATCACTTACACAGACATTCTTCTACTTGCCTTAACAGCCATTGACCCAGGCCCCAGTGCACCAATTTATGCCGCCATTCCTTTTGTTGGTGTGATTCACGAATCATCGGCCGTCACGGTGGGAGCCAATGAAACCAAAACCTACCGCGTTGATTTGTTTAGCGAGTGGCTGTAAGGGGCAAGTTCAACTAGCACCGCAGATCCATGGCAGTTACCACCGCACTGACGCAGGCTGAGCTAGCCCGCGTGATGTCTGAGGCCTACAGCGGCCAAGTGCTGACCGCTGCCTTGATCAATGCCGCCAGCGCTCCGGCCCTGGATGCCGGCATCGCCAGCTGGTTGCAGTACGAGCTAACTGAAGGCGTCAACGGCTACGCCCGCTTTCAAAGCGCTGCCCTGACCGGCGGCAGCTACAGCGCCCCCAACACCCGCTATGAGCAAGAAGCGGTCAGTGTGGAGTTCAGCGCCACCGGCGGCAGCCTGACCTACACGCATGTGTTGCTGCTGATTGCTGCAGCGGCTGATGGCCAAGCCGGAGCGGGGCTAACAGCCTCAACGGCCGTGGATCCAGCCACTGATGTGATCACGGTGGCCAGCCATGGCCTCAGCGATGGCAATCCGGTCACCGTCACCGTGGACAGCGGCGGCACCCTGCCTGGCGGCTTGAGCGCCGGCACCCTCTACTACGTCGATAGCGTCACCAGCTCGACGATCACCCTGCACACCAGCGCAGCGGTGGCGGCTGGCAATCGCGTCAACATCACCTCCACCGGCAGTGGCACGCTGCGCATTCGCAAGTGCGCTGGCAGCGTCTACGGCCTGCTCACTGAATCCAGCGCGGTGACGATCAGCAACGGCCAGACCGTGGGCTACAGCGTCAAGGTGGCGGTCAACGACTAATGGCTGAGCCGCAGGTCAACGTGCAGGTTTCCGGCAGCAGCGATAGCAATGCGCTGCGTCAAAGCCTGCAGGAGGTGGTGGATGCCAACCGCATCGCCATGAACCTGCGCATGCAAGCCAAGATCACGGAGATCAAGGCCAAGCGTGGTTAGGCCTGCTGCGCGGTATCGCCCTGGTGCCCGCCGGTTTGGGGCTCAGTTGACGCCCATCTTTGCGGTGCGCAAGAACGGTGGGGAGCTGTATGAGATCTGGTCAGCCGCGACGGGCTTGCTGGCGTCGGTGCGGCCGTGGGAAGACGTGGCGCCGCCCTCGGTCTCCAGCAGCCCCATTGGCCTGGATGGCTTGATGGTGAGCGGCCTTGGAGGCTCCAGTATTGCGGTGGTCAGCCAATCGGAAACCCCGCAGCAATCCAGCAATCTGCTGCTTGTGACCAGCCAGCTGGTGGACGGGGTGCTGTATTTGGTGTTTCAACGCGCCAAGTGGGTGATCCACTCCATGCAAGTGCGTTGGCGAGCGACATTTAATGGCGTTCCCATAGGTTCAACATCTACTGAAACAACCAACATTCCTGTCTCAGCGGCCTATGACGTGGTTACGTTTGCCATTGCGCTGGACTCGGGAGAGGTGAGCGCCAGCACCGGAACGCATTACGCCTTTTCAGCTGCGGCCACGCGCTACTACCCATTCGGTAAACGTTGGGATTGGACCGCCACCGAAACCTTGGCGCCGTTGCCGCTGGCACTGGTTGAATCGCTGCCCAGCACGCATCCGTTCAAGGATTGCGGGCAGGCCATTTGGTCGGATGTGAGCTTTACCCAGCAAACTCAAAACTATGCCAGCACCGCAACCGATACGCCCTACGCCGCTTTCAAGTTCTTTAACGACTTGGATGTGATTCCTGGGATGCGGTCGAGCTGGATCTTGGGGCTGAACACCAACTCCGCGTTGCGGGTGATTGAGGCCGGTTCGGATGTGCTGCAACTGTCGGGCTACCAGCCGGCTGAAGACACCGCAGACTGCAGCCTCTACCGCGTGATCAATGCGGCCTGGCTGGACAGCTTCAATGATTACAGCGCGGCCAGCATCACAGAGCGTGATCAGGTTTTTCTGGACCTGGATGCCATGACCACAGAGGATCGCGAGCTGTTTTTGACCTCCGAATTGGATCCCCCGGCGACATTGACGGCCGGCAGCAGCACATTGGCCACCACGACAGATCCGACCTATTTCATGGAGGCCGATGTGATGCTTGCTGCGGTGGGAAGTTTTGAATTTGATGCGGGCTTCCCGCGTTATCTCTATTACCAGATTCCTGACTAACTGTTGCTAGCCTTGGCGGTAGTGTCATCTTTATGGCCGAAGAGATTCAGCAACCGGTCACTCCAGAGCCTCCCTTGCCTGTAGCTGTTGCACCCGAACCCTTGGGTGAAGCCGGTTTGGCTGCGTTGCAAGAAGAGCGCGAGGCACGCAAAGCCGCTGAGCGTCGCCTCAAGTTGATTGAACAGCAACTGCAAGGCTTGGATCCTGATCAACTGCGCAGCATTAAGGAGGCGCAAGAGCGCGAAGAGCGGCTGCGCTCGGAGATGGAAGATCGCATCAAACAGGCTGCAGAAGCAGCCAAGGCCGAGGCGCTGCAGCAGGTCAAGGTCAAGGATCAAAAGCTGGCAGAGGCGCTGGCAGAAAAATCAGAGCTGTACCGCCAACAGGCCCTCGCCAATGCCTTCCAGGTCGCTGGCGGCCGCAGCGGTGGCGCCGACGATGGCACCACCTACTTCGATGCCTTGATGGGAGCCGTGGGCAGCCGCTTCAAGGTCAATGAAGCCGGCGATGTGATGGTGATCAACGCCAACGGTGAGCCGATGCTGAGCGACAACGGCGATCCGGTTAGCCCGGCGGCTTACCTGGAGCAGCTCAAGACCCACCCGGTCTACGGCCACTTCTTTACCCCCAGCAGCAACGGCCATGGCGGTGGCATGCGCGGCAGCGGCAACCTGATCGCAGGCAGCCTGCAGGGCATGAGCGCCCTGGAGAAAATCGGCTACGGGTTGGGCTGATGAGCGTTGATTTGCCCTTTGTGGTGGCGCCGGCCAAACGCAGCAAGCGGCGCATCGGCACCAAAGCCACCGGCATCCTGGAGCTGCCCGTGCATGGCTCCCTGCAGGTGGGCGAGGTGATCGCGATCAGCGACCTGACCGCTGAAAACGATTCGGCTGTGGTGGTGGCGGCCAAATTGGCGCAGAGGATCAGCGCCGAGCAGGAGATCACGATCCTGGAGGCGTTTGCGCTGGTGGAGGCCTCGGCGGTGGGCAGCAGCCTCTCGGCTGAGCAAGAGGCCATCCGTCTGCAATACCTGCCGGAGATTGCGGAGTTGACCCGCATCTATGTGCAGCGCGGCCGCGAGCGCATGCTGGCCAGCGTCACCGCCTTGATCCGTCACCGCTTGGAGCGGCCCGAGTGGAGCATGGCGGACACCAGCCGCTTGGATCAGCCGTTGATGGATGCCCTGTTCGCCTTCTTTGAAGAGGAGCGTCAGGCCGGCCAAGAGGACACCGCTGCACCACCGTCTGAGCAGGAGATAAAAAAGCAGCCGCCGGGGACTGGAAACCAAGCCGCATAGATTGGACGGCCCTGTTCTGGGCGCTGGTCAAGGCCTTCCCCGGCCAGTTCAACCGCACCACGTTTGCCTGTGAAAAGGTGACGGTGGTGCTGGCGGCGCACCGGCAGCTGCAGGAGTTGCAGCGCCAAGAGCTGCAGTTGCAGGAACTCCAAGGCGCGCAGCTCTGCAGTCTCCTTTACAACATCAACCGCGACGCCAAGAAGGGCAAGGCGACCACGCATCAAGACTGGCTGTTCTTCCGCCAAGAGCAGCGGCAAGAAGAAGACCAGCTGCCCGCTGCGGTCGCGCACATCTGTGTGGCGCTGCGCCATGAGCAGCAGCTGCCGCCGCTGTTGATCGGCATTTGGCGTGATGTGCTGAAGCGAGCCGCCGTACCTGCGGAGCAGCCAGAGATCCGGGCCTTGGTCAGCAGCGACCGCAACCTGGTGATCGTGGCCCCCAGTTGGGAGGGCCAGCACATCCGTGGCTTTATGGCGGCCAAGGGCCAAACACCCGGCAGCACGGTGGAGCTAAGCGACATTGATCGCCCGCTGCTGCGCTATCAGCTCAAGCTGCCGAATCACCTGCAGCCCATTCACTACGAAGCCGGTGTGCTGCTGCTCAATGAACAAAGCCCTGCCGGCAGCCTGTTAGGGGCAACTTCACCGTAAAGCTCAGGCGTGGACATCCTTGCGCTACGGGGAGCCCTAGCCACGGCTCTCGTTGATCACCTCGGCACCTACACGCTCGCCAATGGCAGCACCACTCCGGCAATGGTGGTGCGCGATCCCGGTGAAGGCATGGGGGCCAGCACAACCGTGAGCGGTTTGGAGGTGGTGATCAGCAGCGTGCCGGAGCTGGAGCAGCAGGCCCAATACACCGGCAGCCCGTTCATCCAAACCTGGAACGTGTTTCTGCTCGATTGGGGCGGCGCGGATTTAGAAGGCGCTGCGGCGCTGGTGCAGGCGGGCTTTCCGGGCACCACGGCTCAGATCCTGGCGGTCATTGAGGATGTGGGCCCCAAGCGGCAGACGCAACTGCGCATTCCGCTCAGCCGTGAGGGCGGCAGCTATGCCTTTCAGGTGCCGCCGACGCTGCAGGTGCAGAGCGTCAACGGCCAGACCGGGCACGTCAGCTTGGACTTGGCTGATCTGGCGGATGTCGATGACACGGGCCTGGTTGACGATGCCGTGTTGGTGTGGGATGCCACCAGCAACAGCTGGAAGACCAACCTCCACACCACGCTCACGTTGACCGATGGCGGCCATTGGTAGGGGCAACTTCAGCGCAAAGCCCTAGCAGCTAACCCGTGGCCAACACGATCCGAATCAAGCGGCGCGCCATTGGCGGCGGTGCTGGCGCCCCCAGCAGCCTGGCCAATGCCGAGCTGGCCTTCAACGAAGACAGCCAAGTTCTCTATTACGGCCTCGGCACCGGCGGTGCTGGCGGTACGGCAACCAGCGCGTTGGCGATTGGGGGCCCCGGTGCCTACATCAGCTCAGCCACCACCCGCAATGCCAACTTGGTGCTGGCGGGTCCGGCCAGCGGTTCAGCGGCAGCACCGACTTTCCGCAGCCTGGTTGCCAATGACATCCCGGATCTGAGCAGCGTCTATCTAGCGCTGGCCGGCGGCACGGTGTCAGGGAACTTGACGGTTTCAGGCAACCTGACGGTCAACGGCACCACCACCACGATCAACTCCACCGTGGTGTCGGTGGACGACAAGACCTTTGAGCTGGGGGCGGTCAGCAGCCCGGATGATTCCACCGCCGATGGCGGCGGCTTGGTGCTCAAAGGGGCGACCGATAAGACCTGGCTGTGGGTGGATGCCACCGATGCGTGGACCTCCAGCGAGCACATCAACCTCGCCAGCGGCAAGGCCTACTACATCAACGGCAGCTCGGTGCTCAGCGGCAGCACGCTGGGCAGCGGCGTGACGGCCAGCTCGCTCACCAGCGTCGGCACCTTGACCAGCGGCGAGCTGGGCACTGGCTTCACCACCGTGGCGGTGGCCCAGGGCGGCACCGGCGCCACCACGATCACCGGCCTGGTGAAAGGCAACGGCACCAGCGCTTTCAGCGCCGCAGTGGACGGAACCGATTACCTGAGCCCCAGCACCACCATTGACGGGGGCACGTTCTAACTCGGCAACCTAAACAGTCAGCCTACATAGGCACGCAAGGACAGCCACATGGCCAACACAATCAAGCTCAAACGCTCAGCGGTGTCGGGTAAGGCCCCAGCTGTGGGTGACCTTCAGTTGGGCGAACTGGCGCTCAACACCTACGACGGCAAGCTCTACACCAAGAAGGACAACGGCACCGCATCGATTGTGGAAATCGGCGCTGGCGGTGGTGGTGGTGGTGCTAGCGGCCCCATCCTGCAGGCCGCGTATGTGATCAGCGAAAACGTGACGTTGGCCACGAACTACAACGGCCTGTCGCTCACCAGCGTTGAAGTGAGCAGCGGCTACGCGGTTGAGGTGCCGAGCGGCGCCACTTGGACCATCCTCGCCTAAATAGTCATGCCTTACGGATCCGTCAAAGTTGATTCGATTGTCACCAGCACCCAAACAATAACTGTCGATAATTTAACTAAATTACCTCAAAATAGCCAAACATCTGCCTATACTCTAGTTCTAAGTGATAGCAGTAAACATATAAGTATTACAACTGGTGGTGTAACTGTGCCTGCATCTGTGTTCAGCGCTGGCGATGTTGTAACTATTTACAATAACAGCACCAGCAATCAGACAATCACTCAAGGCGCATCCGTCACTCTTCGCCAGGCTGGTACAGCCAACACTGGCAATCGAACACTTGCTCAATACGGAGTCGCCACGGTACTTTGCGTGGCAAGCAATACGTTCGTTATTTCTGGTTCGGGGCTCACCTAATGGCTACCTGCGCCCAAGCACTTTTGCTGTCTTACGGAGCAGCGGCAAAAATCAATGTCGGCTACTTAGTCGTTGCTGGGGGTGGTGGAACAGGACTAACTACCGATACCACTTTTGGCCTTTACTCCGGCGGCGGTGGTGCTGGCGGCATGCTGGATACCAGCGGCAGTCCCGTAGAACTTACTTCGGGCACAACGTATACGATCACTGTTGGTGGCGGCGGAACCGGAGGCACATCTAAAACAAACGGTGGCAACAGTGTTATTACGGACTCCGCTGCTTTTACGGTTACGGCAACCGGGGGCGGAAAAGGCGGGGATGTTGTAGACAACGGCAGCGGTACATATATCCCGGAAAATGGTGCCAATGGTGGCTCCGGTGGTGGTGGTGCTGTGCTTGACACATCAACTACTGGTGGCACGGGAACTTCTGGCCAGGGCAATGCCGGTGCCGGTAGCAGCGGAACGATTCTTTATGCCTGCAGCAATCCGATCAACGTAAACGCAGGGCCCTGTACGGCTCAACAGGGTGGCGGTGGCGGCGGTGCTGGCGGTGCTGGTGTCAACAATGTCGTCAACAACGGCGGCGCTGGTTTAAGTAGCAGCATCACAGGCTCTGCAGTGACCTATGCAGAAGGAGGAAACTGCGGTAGGGGAACACAAAACACAGGCGGCGCGAATACTGGCGATGGCGGCTCAAGAAGTGCTGGGGCGTCTGGCGTGGTTGTGGTTCGCTATGCCGATACGTTTGGCACGGCTACAACCACCGGGAGCCCCACCTATACAACAAGTGGCGGTTACCGGATTTATACCTTTACTGGTTCCGGCAGCATCACCCTACCCTGATGGCACACTTCGCTCAGCTTGATTCCCAAGGGCTTGTTCTGCAAGTCATTGTTGTCAACAACGCTGTCATTACAAACCCTGACGGCACTGAATCCGAGGCGCTTGGCATCGCTTTCTGCAAGGACTTGTTTGGTGCTGACACTCTATGGGCACAGACAAGTTACAACGCACGTTTTAGAAAAAATTACGCAGGTGTCGGCTACACGTTTGACGCAACTCGAGACGCATTTATCCAACCCAAGCCATTTGCTAGCTGGGTCTTAAATGAATCCACTTGTCAATGGGAAGCCCCAATTCCCTATCCGAATGACGGCCAGTTTTATTGCTGGGATGAAAAGACGCATAGTTGGGTTTTGGTTAACATGCCTCCGTTGTCATCGCTGTAGTAGGAATAAAAACTGATGCCCGTTTGGCTCTGGCGCTCTGTTGTCGGAACCTCAGCGGCGATTGTGCTGCTGTCGATCCTGCAATGGGGCTCCTGCCGCTTTTATGTCCTCCCTAAAGTGTGGCCGTGGTACGCCAAATGGGTGGGCACACCCCAGGGCAAAGCGATTGACCCGGCCCCGATGGGCTGCAGCGACACCGACGCCCGCACCATCACCGTGATGATGGGCGTGTTGACGACCTTGATCAGCCTCAGCCGCAAAGCTGATCACTAACAGCCGCCAACAGGGCCGGCAGCTTATGGCCAAACAGCATGGCCAAAGCCAAGAGCGGCGCTAGCGGCACCCTGCGCAAAGAGCCCAAGCCGAAAACCACCAGCATCGGCCTAGGGCAACAGTCACGCCCACAGCGACGCGGCCGCAAAAAGCTGCGCGGCCAAGGCCGTTAAATCTGGCAACTCAAATCACGGCTCTCACGCGATGTGCGGCCTGTCTTGGGGTGCGATGCCATCAGGACACCAACCACACCCACCCACCTTGAACCGTGGCACTTACCACCATTGAGGCCGGCAAACTGGGCCGGCAGGATTCCCTTAAGCAAGGGATCGTTGAAATCTTCCGCGAGGGCAAGCTCTACGCGGCCATGCCTCAACTGTCGGTTTCTGGCACCGGCATTCACTACAACCAAGAGCAGACCCTGCCTGGGATCGGCTTCCGTGGTGTGAACGAGGCCTACTCCGAGTCCACCGGCATCATCAACCCCCAATCCGAAGCCCTCAAGATCTTTGGTGGTGATGTGGACATTGACCTGGCCCTGGAGGCCATGCAGGGCCCCGAGATCCGCACCGCCCAAGTGGCGATGAAGGTCAAGGCCGCTCGCCTCAAGCTGGAGAAGACCCTGATCAAGGGCGATTCCACCAGCAACGTCAACGAGTTTGACGGCCTGCAGGCTCGCATCCCCTCCGGATCCTCGCAGCTCATCACCAATGCCGCCAACGGCGGTGGCCTGAGCCTTGCTGCTCTCGATGAGCTGATCGATGCGGTGGACGAAACCGTGGGCAGCCCGGTGCTGATCATGAACCGCGCCCTGCGTCGCCGCCTGTCGGCTGCCGCTCGCGTGGCTGCCGCTGTGGGCAACCTCTCCTACAGCCAGGACGCCCTGGGCCGTCAGCAGATGTCCTACAACGGCATCCCGATCATCGACATCGACCACGACGAAGCCGGCACTGAAATCCTGGCCTTTAACGAGACCCAGGGTTCCAGCAGCGCCTGCAGCTCCGTCTATTGCGTGGCCGCTGGTGTCAATGGCGCAACCCTGATCACCAACGGTGGCATCGGTGTGCGCGATCTGGGCGAAATCCCCACCAAGCCGGTGCGTCGCATTCGTGTTGAGGCCTACCTCGGCATGGCTGTGTTCCATCCTCGGGCCATCGCTCGCCTGGCTGGCATCACCAATGCCGCTGTGGCCGCCTGATTCCTACCCCTACTCACACTGAGGATTGACCCATGCCTGTCGCCACTGGAATGAATGATCGCCGGGCTTACCTGCGCGATTCCGCCCTGGAGCTGCTGAGCGTTAGCGCCGTCAGCTCCACCCAAACCGGTTCGGAAGTGACTTTTGACGCTTCCTCCCTCAACGTCGGCAAGGTTGTGATCGCTTCTGGCGGTTACAGCTCCTACACCGCCGGCACCGCTGAGTGGACCGTGGAGTTCAAAGCAGCAACCGCTGCTGGTGGCACCTTTGTCACCGTTGAATCCATCGTGCTGCCTGCCACGGCCAAAACCGTGGAAGTGCCGTTCAGCGGCCCGGAAGTCACCCAGCGCCTTGGCGGTCGTGCCGCCGTGGTCAAGGGTGTGCTGACCAAGACCGGCAGCCCCGGCACCGCTACGGCGGTGGTGTATCTGGCTGAGTGATGTCGGCCTATCCGCTGACCCTCACCCACCCGGAGACGGGGGCCACCTATGTGGCCTCCACCCGGCTGGAGATGCTGGATGCGCTGCGCAATGGTTGGACCTTGAGCGCAGAAGAACGCCAAGCGGCCGTCGCTAAAACCAGCGGCCGCAAAAAGACAAGTTCCCAGCAAGCAGCATCCAGTGAGAGCTGAGCTGCTCGGAGGACTGGGGGGCCCTCGCCTTGTGCGGGGGCTTTTTTTTGAGCGGGGCAAGTTAGGCCAACAGCTCGGCTCTGATGACCCCAGAGGAACTAGCAGGACTGGCCATTGCACTGCTGGCCGGCTCTGAACTGCTCAGCTACATCCCTGGCGTCAAAGCCAACGGTTGGGTGCAGCTGATCCTCTCTGCGTTGCGCGGCATTGCGATGGCGGCGCAAGAGGACCGCAAGCGCAAGCACCGCTGAACCATGGTTGAAGTGGTTGCCGCCTTGGCTGGGGCTGTGCTCGCCATTGGCGCTGGCGGCATCGGCTCAATCATCAAGAAAGACGAGGAGGCCTCCAAGGCCGTGATCCGCCTCACCGCTGCAGTGGAGCACATTGCCGGGGAGGTGAGCTTGCTGCGCACGGAAATCAAAGAGGACCGCCAAGAGCTGTACCCCCGGCTCAATGCGATTGAGCAACGCCTGGCCAAATTGGAAGTGAAGGTATGAGCGGCATTCAGCTGCGTCAGGCCGCCAAGCATTTCAAAGAGCTGCCGCATCAGCTGGCCGCTTGGGATTGGCTGCAAGAGCGCATCGACAAGCAGGCGTTGGAGGAGTTTGCGGAGCTGTACCGCGCTGATCCGCTGCCGAAATCCACACCGCCTCCCACGTGGCTGGCGCCGGCCTTAAAGATCATTCGCGAATTTGAAGGCTGCCGCCTGCAGGCCTACAAAGACGCCACCGGCATTCCCACCATCGGCTGGGGCAGCACGCGCCTTGCCAAGGCACCAGTGCGCATGGGCGACACGATCACCCAGCAGCAAGCCGATCAGCTGCTCAGCGATGAAGTGCTGCACCTGTTTGGCCCTGGTGTGCAGCAGCTGCTGCCGCTCTCCAAAACCTGGCGGCCTGAGCAGATCGCGGCGCTGGTGAGCTTTGCCTACAATCTCGGCCTTGGCGCCTTGGAGGAGAGCACGCTGCGCAAGCGGCTGCTGGCTGGTGAGGAGCCCTGCCAGGTGGTGCGCGAGGAGCTGCCCAAATGGGTGCATGCCGGCGAGGCCGTGCTGCCTGGCTTGGAGCGGCGCCGGGCCGCTGAGGTGGCGTTGTTTTGTGCCACGCCAAGGCTGGCGACACCACCGCAACAGAGCGGTCCAGCCAACCCGCTCAAGGTGCCCTACTACAGCCAGCGCGACAGCCAAGTGGCCGGTCAAGCGCATCGCATGTGCTTTAGCAGCAGCTGCGCCATGCTCACCGCCTTCCTCAAGCCCGGCAGCATCAGCGGCGCCAATGCCGATGATCAATACCTGCAGCGGGTGCGCCAATACGGCGACAGCACCGACGCGCAAGCGCAACTCAAGGCGCTCGCCAGCTACGGCATCAGCGCCCGCTTTGTGCAAAACGCCAGCTGGTCAGACTTGGAGCAGCAGCTGGCCAAAGGGGTGCCGGTGCCCTGTGGCTTTCTGCACCACGGCAGCAGCAGCCACCCTGTCGGTGGTGGCCATTGGCTGATCGTCATCGGCTTGACCGCTGGTCACGTGCTGGTCAATGACCCCTATGGCGAGCTGGATGTCGTCAATGGCACCTACCTCAACAGCAAAGGGGCTGGGCTGGCCTACAGCCGCAAGAACTGGGGCCCGCGTTGGCTTGTGGAAGGGCCGCGCTCTGGCTGGGCGATCCTGGCTCAACCATGAAGGAGCCAAGCATCAGCCAGCGCATTCAGCCTGGCCTGTGGAAGGTGCATCGCCGCAACCCGGAGCAGGTGGTGTGGATGGCCACCGCCCATGGCATCACCTACCTGAGCTACAGCGAGGAGAAAGCTCGGTTGTGGTTGAGCCGTGAGCTGGATGATCCAGAACCGCTGGATGCGGCATAAAAAAGCCCCCAAAGCAGGGGGCTCATCGAACCATTCGCTTGAACTTGCCTAGCGTTTGCCCTCGTCGCCTGGCAGCCCCTTGGCGACCAGCAGGCATTGGTAGAGCACCTCAGCCTGCCAACGCTGCGCATGCTCGGTGCAGTAGCCCAATCCGCACACACGCCAACGCGGACCGTCTGATGTGTGCACCAACTCCACCGTTGGTACAACCATCGGGCAGCTTTAGCTTGACCTCTTAGGTTGCCGCCATGGCCTGGGGCGAGTGGATGGTGCCTCAACCAGGCCCTGAGCATTGGTTGACCTTGGAGCGTCAACGCAGGGCCGTGGCTGATTATTCCGAGACCCAAGCCAAGGAGATGCTGGTCAAACTCTGCCAGCTCTCAATGCATCAAGACCTGATCATTCGCGGTGCTACGCGGCGGATTGCCGAGCTGGAGTGCCTTCAGGCTTTGGAGAAGGCCGCAGATACTGCTGAAGCCTGATCAACGCACTCTTGTGGTGAATCTGCACCATCTGACGGGTGGTGCCCACTTCTTGAGCAATCGATTCAAACGACGGCGGGCTTTTCAACGTGTGGAAGTAGCGCGAGAGAATCACATGCCGCTGTTTATCGCTCAGGTGTTGCACGGCGTCCTGCAACGGCTCGCTCATCAGCCCGCATTCGTTGTAGCTGTCCTCCACCTCTGACAGATCAGCCAGCAAATCCAGATAGGTGCTGCTCTCGTAGCCCTCTTTGACCGTCTCATCCAAGCTCAAGATGCTGGCGTTGTGGTTGAGGTAATGCTGCAGGCTTAGCTCTGAGACGTTGCAGTGCTCGGCCACCAAGGACAACGCCGGCAGGCGCCCCGTTTGGCGGTGGTGCTCCCGCATGAAATCCATCGCGGCCTTGATCGTTTGATTGACGCCATGGGGCAGGCGGATGGTGCGGCCGTGCCGTTCAATGCTGCGGATGATGCCCTGCTTGATCCACCAGTAGGCGTAGGTGGAGAACTTGTAGCCCCGCGTCGGATCAAAGCGCAGGATGCCGCTCTGCAGACCGAGCAACCCCTCTTGGATCAGATCCTCTAAGGACTGGGTGCCACCGACCCGCACGTATTTCTTGGCGACATTGACCGCCAGGCGGATGTTCGATTGAAAAAAGCGGTCGTAGGCCCGTTTGCCGCGCCGCATCACCATTTTCTGTTTGGGCGTTGGCCGCTCGATGTCTTTGATCTCCTGCCAGGCCTGGACGTGGCGGGCAAAGATGATCTCCTCTTTGGCGGTCAGCAGCGGATAGCGATGCGATGCCTGAATCAGCCAGTCCACCGTGTCGGTGTTTGAAATCAGCACAGCAAGGGAGGCAAAGGTGGTGGAGGTAGCGCTGCTCGGGTTTAGACCGTGGCCAAGGTCACCTCATGCTCTTGGTCTTGGTATTTGCCCGCTCGATCCTGGTAGCTGGTGGAGCAGGGGTCGCCCTCAAAGAACAGCAGCTGACAGATGCCCTCGTTGGCATAGAGCCGGCAGTCAGCGCCGGAGCTGTTGCTGAACTCCAAGGTGAGGTGACCGCGCCAACCCGCTTCCGCTGGAGTCATGTTGGCAATCACCCCCATCCGGGCATAGGTGGACTTGCCCAGGCAGATCACCGTGACATTGGGGGGCACGCTCAGGTGCTCCAACGCCACGCCCAGCCCATAGCTGTGGGCCGGCAGGACAAAAAAGCGCCCCTTCTCGTCGCCTTGCAGGTCGACGTTGCGCAGGTTGTCGGGGTTGAACGCCTTGGGGTCCATGATCGTGCCCGGCACATGCTGGAACACGCGGAAATCCGCTGGCGACAGGCGGATGTCGTAGCCGTAGGAGCTGCAGCCGTAGCTGAGCACCTTGTGCGACGCCACCTGGCGAATCAAGGTGGGTTCAAACGGGCGGATCATGCCGGCTTCAGCCCGCACGCGAATCCAGTGGTCCGCTTTGATCACGACTCGATCTCCCTGGATTTGAAGGCCAACAGCCAAGCCGCAAATTGCGTCATCAGCGCAGCGGTCTGGTTGTTGATCGGAGCGGCGTGGGGGTAGCTGTCACGCCACCACTCAGCAAGCAAATCCTCAAGCGTCTTGGTCGGGGCTGTCATTGGTGGATTCGGCCAGCAAGCCGGTGTAGGTGGATTTATGGGGGTGGCCGTCAGGCAGCTGATCGCGGCCGGAGGCGAGGTAGGCCGCCTCCAGGCGGTCCTGCCGGGCCTGCTGCTCGATGGGGTGGCAGTCGGGGTTCATCAGAAGGGCATCCGAGCGGGGCTGTCGGCCTTGGGCTTTTGATCGCTCACTGCCAGCAGCAGGTAGTCATTGCCGCTTTTGCTGACGCGAGGCCGCAGGTTGGCGCGCAGCTGCACGCAGGGTTGGCCTTTGTCATTGGCCACCGGGTTTTGGTGCAGTGCCCAGTTGTAGAGCTTTTCGATCTCTTCAACGGGCACCTCCGAGGAAGCCCAATAAGCGCCTTGTGTGTTGCGGTCTTGGTTGCAGGTGAACCAGAGGGTGAAGGCGTCGGGTGCGAAGTCAGGCATGAATCACTCGATGATGGGAAGGTTGAAATAACGGCGCAGGGCGTCATGGACCGCGCCGCTTTGGGTGAGCTGGTGCTGCTCGGCGTGCTGCCGAATCAGCTGCATCACGTCGGGCCAAAGGTGCGCACAAACCGCAACGCTCTTGGTGCTGCGGGCGTAGCGCCGCCGAGGGATGACGGCTTGACGCTTGCTAGTGCTAGTCATCGCAGGCGCACCAGAGGTGAGGCGTGGACTTGTGGGCATAGAAATCAACAGGTCTGATCGCTAGGCCATCTGTAGCTATGCCGTGCACATTTTTTAAGGCAATCCACCGAGTCATTGCATTTTCATGTGAAATGCCGCGCAGCTCGGGCTCGATGTCATTGGGCGACTGGGCCCAGTGGAGCACGTTGCCGCGTATTGCAGCAAGGTATAAGCCCTCACTGTTCGTCAGCGCCCAATAGACCCGGTGCAGATACGGATCGATTGAGTAGCGCAAGGTCGTGCTTGATGCGCTGGAGCAGCACGCGCTTGGCGCAGTGGTTGCCGTAGTTGATGAGCCGGGCGTTGTATGCAGCTTCCGCATAAGCGTCTGATGCTGCGCTCTCATAGCTCTCGATGGCTCGGCATACATGGCCGAGAGCAATTCGGATGTGGTCATCAGCTGGCTGCGGCATGGATCTGGGCCATCAAGAAGTCCCGGTGGGCGGCGGTTTTGATGTAGTCAGCGGCCTTTTTGTCTGGCGGCAGGCTGAACCGCTCTTGAAAAGCGGTCACGATCTGCAGCCGCTGCTGCTCGTTGACTTGGCAGACAGCTGCCACCAGCTCCTTGATCTCGTCCTGGCTGAGCCGCTCAGGGTTGAGGGAGCTGGGGCGCTTGGCCACGGCGGTTTTTGTAGGTGCCTTGTTAGGGCTAGCCGCTGAGGCCGCAGCGTCCTCCTCGCGCATCGGGTTCTCCACCTCCACCCGTGCCCACAGCTCATAGCCCAAGCCAAAGGCAAAGGCCGCAGCGGTGCACAGGCAGCGGCGGTGCGTGTCGGTTAAGGTCCGCGCCGTGATCCGCTCCTGCGGGATCGGGTTGTTGCGGTTGTCCATGCAAGCCTGCGGGAAGTCAGGCGTGGTGGCCTCGCCATTGGCGAAGTAGCCCACGACATAGCCGGTGCCATCCGGGGCGCGCCAGACGTGGCCTTGATCGGGAGCCGGCCGCAAGGCGAATTGCCAGCCGGGGGCATGGACGTGAAGAAGGTGGGCGATCTTGGCCCAGTTCACATAATCAGCGGCATAGGAGCCGCTGCCCTTGGTGGAGATGTCATCAGGCGTGATGACCCCACCAAGCTGCGGGAAATCGGTCATGGATGCGGTGTATCGGATGCCGCGTTGCTGCGGCATGCCGGCACCATAGGCTAGCCTCCGCTAGCGGTCAACCGATTTTTCCCAACGCGCTAGCGCCTCCTCCACCGGGTCGATGCCGTTCTGGCAGAGGGCCTCCCATTCGCCCGGTGTCCACTGGTGCCAGCCGCTCAGCACGTTGCGCAGCAGATCCCGCTGGCCGGCGCTCAAGCCGGGGCAGTGCTGCTCCAGCTGCTTCCACGCCACCGCTGGGCTTTGCATCTTGGATTTGGCAATGCCCTCAAAGCGTTGCTGCTGCTCGCGGCTCAGGCGCTGCGCTTCCTCCTCGCTGAGCTGCTTGGGCAGCTGCAGCCACTCCGGTGCCTCCCGCTCGCCTACAAAGTGAGAGAAGAACTCGGTGGCCCCCCACGGCTTGCCGCTCTCATCGCAGATCGGCTGCGAGTCAGCCAAGCGATCCTTGAGCCGCCGGTCGATCACGCCGCTGTAGTCGCCGGCTGCCACCCGCGCATTGGCTAGTGCTAATTGAATGAAGGTCAAGGGCTGGGGCTGCTCGGTCTTGGCGTTCTGCAGCTTGTTGAAGCTCGAATCGCGCACCGCCGGAAAACCGGCCTGCTCGCCCCATTCGTGCAGGGTGCTGTGGATCCAACCATTGCGGTTGCACCACGCCGTGAGGGTGCGGCCAAAGCGCTGGCGGGCGGCCAGGGGCGGGTGCTGGTAGCGGTCGTGATCCAAGGGAGAGGCTTCGCTAGCGGCTAGCCTAACCCTAATGAGCGCATGGCGCCGCAGGCATCCTGCTGCAGCACCACCGCCTCCACCGCCCGATCCCGCACCAGCACCTTCTCCACAAAGGTCACAAACAACGCTCGGCTCGCCACCGGATCCGCCGCCACCAGCCCCCAGCCCTCGTCCTTGGCCAGCAGCTCCCGCATCTCCACCACGCTGGTGTCCAGGTCCAGCCGGTGCCCATGCATCTGCAGCACGCTCTCCAGCTTCATCCGTTTCCGCAGAATCGCCTCCTGCAGATCTGGATCCTGCCTGGACTCCAGCTCTCGGATCTGCGCCTCCAATTCCACCGCCTCATCAAGCTGCCCGTTTTTGACCCCGTTGTGGGCCATCGCATAGGCCAGCAGCTGCTCGCGCTGGCCTTTGATCTTCTCCCAAATCGCCGTCTTCACCGTCTGCACCTTGATCCGATTGCTGCGCGGCGCCGGGCATTGGAAATACATGCAGCGCAAATACACCGGCCCCAGCCGCACATGGTGCTGATACGCCATGTGCCGCCCGCAGTGGCTGCAGAGCACCAGCTTGGTTAGCTCCCGCACGTAGCCAGGCAACAGGCCGCTGCGTTTGCGGTCGGCATGCTGCAGCAGCAGCGCACGCACCTTGGCGTGTTGCAGTGGGGTGATCAATGGCTCATGGGCCTCGGCAACCACCTCCCGGTATTCGCCGTTTTTGAGACGACGCTTTTTCAACAACCCATTGGCATCGCGGTAGGGCTGGTCATGGCCATAGACGCGAAAACCGGCCAGCGTCGGATTCATCAACCAACCGCGCATCCCCGCCACGCTTGTCCACGGCCGGCCCGGTAGGTGTTGCGCTCGCCTTAGCAACGGCCGCAACTGACCGTCCTTCAAAAACTCCTCCACCAGCGCCCGCGCCGCCTCACACGTTTCCGGGTTCAGCTCGTAGTTGGTGCGCTCGGCGTTGAAGCGGTAGCCATAGGGCGCCACAGGCCCCAAGGGGATCAGGTGTTTGCGCTGATAGGCCCGCCCATGGATCACACGCTCGCTGAGGCGCTCGCTTTCGGCCTGGGCCAGGTTGATCAGCATCCGCGCCACCAGGCGCCCTCCAATGGTCGCCAGATCCAGGGCGTCATCCAGCGCCAGCAGGCTGGGCGTGTCTTCGGCGCTGAAATAGGTCAGCAGTTCTGCCCCGTGGGCCATCGAGCGGCTGAGCCGATCCAGCCGCGTGCAGATCACCCGATCCAGCTGACCGGCACGGCAAGCGCGCAGCAGTTCCTTGAGCTTGGGCCGGTCATCCCGTGTGCCTGAGGCCACGTCGATGAACTCCACCGTTTTGTGGCCAGCGCCAGCCGCCCGCAGCCGATCCAGCTGCTGCTCCAGCGCCACCTCCTGCTCACCGGAGGCGGTGGAGACCCTGGCGTAGAGGCCAACCCGCATGGTTGCTGGGTTCTTAGGCTACGGTAGTGGCTAGTCAACCCTGTCTGGATGGGGTTGGCGACCTGCTACCCGCGAAAAGCCGCATGACCACTGCATCGTTGCCGCCACAGGCTCGACCGATCAGCCGTGAGACCCTGATCGAGCTGCTTAGCAGCCAGGGCCAGTGCCACGAAAACCTGGGCTCAGGGGTCCGTGAAGCCCTCGTCTGTTTGAACGACGCTCGGCACTATTACGACCTGCCGGCGGTGCTGGCGGAGCCCTTGGACCGGTTTGCCAATCACCTGCGCGAGGCCATTGGGGCGCTGGAGGAGGCGCGAGAGGTGCTGCACTAAGACGCAGATTTGCGGCAAACGGATTGCTTCGCGCTAGCGCAGCCTATGCTGCTGCTTCGCGCTAGTCCCGCATTGCGACGACTGGCCACCGAACCACTCCAGCCATGACCGCATCCCTGCATTTGGTGACGCGCCGGCCCAAGCGGCTGACGATCACCGTCTCTCACTCCGTCAGCCAGCACCTGCTCAGCCTCAGCGATGAGCAAGGGCGCAGCACCAGCAACTTGGCCGCCCACCTGCTGGAGGTGGCGCTGGACGCCTTGGATGGCAAGCCACCCATCCCCAAACGCTGGCCCGGCCAAGCCTCCTAAACGCCCCGGCCCCCACCGGGGCTTTTTACTGGCGTCACGGGCTGGGTCGCAAGGGACACGGTGACTAGCGCAGGTAGACCTTGCTCGGCTGGCTTCCTGCCGCTAGTTTCTCCGGTAGCCGAGGGCTACTGCAGCACTACCGCAGCAGGGCTCAGGGCTACCGCAGCACTACCGCAGCACTACCGCTCGTGCCACAGCTCAACTTCACGATCCCGGCCGACCTGCTGGACAGGATCGATGCCGCCAAGCCCGACTATCTAGACAGGAAGGGCTTTGTCTGCCTGTTGCTCGCCCAGCAGCTTGACAAGGCCATTACCCTGGGAGCACCGAGCGCAGCCGGGGCTCCCTCTAAATCTTCTTCTATACAAGAAGAATTAACCAATAAAACCAATAAAACCAAGACGCGTGTGCGCGCACGCGAGGCCGACCCGTACAAGGGCAAGGCGATCAGCGCGGAGTTGGTGCCCGATGACCTGCTCGATTGCCAGCAGCTGCTGCCCGAGTTTTGGGCCGTCAAAAAAGGGGTCCGCTCAGAAGGCGTCTGGAGGCGCGTCTGCGCCAAGCTGCGTGGGTGGACCCCTGAGCAGCGCCGCGAGGCCCTTACAAGGGCCATAGCGAGCGGCTGGGGCGATGTTTTCGAGCCACCTGCCGCTAGGGCTAACTCGGGGCAACCTGGTGGCTACGTCGATTCGATCTCCCGCGACCGCCAGGTGCGCGACAGCTTCCTCGCCATGTTCAGCACCGAACAGGAGGCCGCATGATCAGCCAGCAGGACTTCTGCAACGTGCTGCAAGCCCTCAGCCGCACACTGCCGCGCTTCAAGCCTTGGGATGAAACCGCCATGGCCTTGGCCTGGATGACCTTCCCAGAGCGCGCCAAGCACGAGTTGACCCGAGAGATCTGGCTTTACTGCGCCGGTCAGCGGCGCCTCGACCCCAACCCAGCAGACGACAAGCCGCTGGACCTGCAGCTGCTCGATTACTGCTACCGCAACCGCGATGGCTGCGCCTGCGTGGAGTGGGGCCTCAAGGCCGACTTGCCGCAACGCATGAGCCGCGCCCACGTCTTCAACCCACAACCGGTGCCAGGGCAGGCGGTGCTGCCCCCTGAGCCGCCGATCACCAACCCCGTCTTGCAGGAGGCCCAATCATGAGCCTTGGCCCTTTGTTTGACTTTTCGGCTAGTGCTAGCAAGGCTGCCAAAGACCATGCCCTTGCCAGCGTCGGCGCCCATGCCGGCAGCGACTTCATGGAGCAGGCCAAAGCCGTGATCGTGCAGCGCCTCTCCGGCAGCGAATGCTTGGCCGAGGAGTTTCGCCGCGTCTGCGAAGAGGCCGGCATCCGCCCGCATCACCACAACGCCTGGGGCAGCTTGACCAACCAGCTGGTCAAAGCCGGGATCCTGATCGACACCGGCCGCTTGGGCAAAAGCACCAGCGTCCGCAGCCATGCCCGCCGCCAGCCGATCTGGAGGGTGCGCTGATGCGACCGGCCTTTGATCGCTCAGCGGTGCAAGCGCTGCTGCAACGCGGCATCAATGCGGGCTATTGGACCCTGGAGCAGCTGGACCAGCCTTCCCCCGATTACCAACGCAACCTCAGCGATGCCCGCCGCTCCAAGTTCTTCGGCCCCACCTACCAGCCCCCTATCCCCTATGCCAACCCGCTGCGATCTGCCAACACCGGCGAAGCCATCCAGCCCATCAGCCCCCGAGACTTTGACGTGGCTGCAGCCACTAGGCCTAACGAGGGACGAAAACACCTGGACTTACCGCCTCTCCAATGGCCACCAGTTCCCGGTGAGCGTCACGGGGTTGATCTCGGCGGTGACCAAGACCCCCCAGCAGATCGAAGCGATCATGGCCACCAAGGACACGTGGCAGCCCCGAGGGAACACCATCCACAGCGCCCTGGAGGTGATGGCACACCAGCGGTGGAATCCCCAGCCCCCGCCGAACCTGTCTCCACCGCCCCCTGGTGACTACAGCGCCTGGATCGATCCGCTGCTTACCGCCGACCTCTGGGAGCAGGTGAGCGTCATCGGCAGCGAGGTGATGGCCTACAGCCTGCGCCGTAACGTCGCCGGCACCGCTGATCTGGTGCTGCGCTTTGCCGATGGCACCTACGGCATCGCGGACCTCAAAACCCAAGCCAGCCCTTCCTCTAGGCCCTATGACACCCGCCCTCAACTGGGCGCTGGCGTGGAAATGATTGGCGATCACTACCGCCTGCTGATCAGCCGCTGCCTCACCCTCTGGTCCCGCCCAGGCAGCCTCAGCATCCAGACCCACAGCGCCGATGAGTGCCTGCAGGCCTGGCTGAACGTCTGCGAGCAGTACGAGATGCGCTTCCGGCCGTGGTGACAACAGGTGATAAGCCATGCGTGTATTAGTCGCTTGCGAATACAGCGGTCGTGTGCGTGATGCCTTCCGCCGTCATGGCCATGACGCATGGAGCTGCGACCTGTTGCCCACTGAGGTACCTGGTCCACATTTCATGGCCCCCGTAGAGCACGTCCTCGACTTGGGCTGGGATTTGATGGTTGCTCACCCACCCTGCACGCATCTGGCCGTAAGTGGCTCACGCCATTTCCACCGTAAACAGCGCCAGCAGGCCGAGGCTTTGGACTTTGTGCGGCTACTCATGGCGGCACCAGTTCCCCGCTGGTGCATTGAAAACCCAGTGAGCGTGATCAGCTCAGCAATCCGTCCACCTGATCAAATCATCCAGCCTTGGCAATACGGCCACGGCGAAGTCAAGACCACGTGTCTCTGGCTGCAGAACCTCCCAAAGCTTCGTCCTACTCAATGCGTCGATGGCCGAGAAGCACGGGTGCATCGCATGCCCCCAGGGCCTGATCGCTGGAAAGATCGCAGCCGTACCTTCCAAGGTGTTGCCGATGCCATGGGGATTCAATGGGGAGCTGTAACCCTGCCTCCGATTGCGGAGCAGCTTCCATTGCTTGTTACGTCTTGCTAAGGCTCTCTAGCCCTCTTGCCGTAGGCTAGCCTAAGTGCTATATTGAACAGGTCAGGGGGCGACCCCATCCGCATCCTTCCCATGTACTACATCGCTCGCAACACCCTCGCCGTAACCGGCCCCATGTCCAAGAAAGCTGCGCTGGCCCTTTGGAGCGCGAACAAAGCCACGGACGGCGCCAGCTACCAACTCTGCAAGGAAACTGGCAGCGTCAATCCCGTCGTTGTCATGAATCTGACCTGAACGCCCTGCCAGACCTCAGGCCCCCGCAAGGGGGCTTTTTTAATGCTTGCCTGCTGCTGATCAGCGGCCGCTAGTCCACCAGCGGCCTATCTCGTGGCACTCTTAAGCCGCCGGGATGGCCCGAATACAACACCCGCAAGGGGAATCAGGGCGGGCGCATGCGGCGCCATCGGAATCCCGGTACACCATTGCTAGTCACTGCTTGACGCCTAGCGTTGGCTAGCCTATGGTTTGCGGTACGGGGGCGACCCCACCGCATCTCAAGCCATGAACCCGCTCTGCACGGTTCTCCCAGACCTTCCCCCTTCCGGCTGGGCTGAGCGCTACATCTTCAACAGCGCCCTGCTCTCCGACTGGTGTCACGAGGAAGACCTCGATGACATGCATGCCACCTTCATCGCCGCAGGCCTCCCCTACACCCTGCAGCTCAGCCCCGCTGAACCCAGCTCCGAGCCCTACGACTGGGCCGATGAGCCCCGCTCCCCGGAGTCCCGCAACCCTTCGCTGTGCTCCCGATGACTAGCACTAACAAGCTCTCGGATTTGCTGGAGCAGGCCGTCACCAACGACATCCACGAGGAGGACGCCATCGACTTCCTCGAAGACCACCAAATCCCTTACGCCACCCACAACCGCCTGTTCCTGCTGGAACTGGCATGGCGCAACGGCTGGAGGCCCGCGTGATCTACCGCCTCCTCTACTACTCCGCCCTCGACAACGCCCTGCGTCAGCGCGGCATCGAGCTTCACCCCCAGACCTCTGACCTCATCGCACCCACCGATTGGTGCACCTCGCAGGTGCAACAGGCCTGGCTCAAACACCACCCCGGCGCCTCCCTCGTCTCCTGCAAACCCCTCCCAAAATCCATCGCCGCATGAACACCCCATCGCTGCCCCCTTTCTCAGCTGCATCCGTTCATCAACGCCGCACCCACCGTCATCGCCTGCGTTCACAGCAGCAACAACGCCTGCGCCGTCAACAGCAGCTCTCCGATGCCGGTCTCTTTCTCTTCACCTGCGGCCTCATCGCTTACCTCGTCCATCTCGCCTTCTCTTGAGCGCCGCCAACCGTGACTATCACCTCTGTCACCTGGTCACCATCACCGGCACCTACCTCACCATCAACGGCACCTTTTCCGAAGACCCCAACTCAGCCATGAAAGCCGAACGCTGGTGGCTTAAACGCGAGCAGCAACTCATCAATGTCCCCACCATCATCATCCGAGCTGCTTAACCTCCATCCATGAAGCGCGAACCGGTCAAAATCTGGCTCACCGATGACGAACGCCTTGCCCTTGATCATCAAGCCGCCACCCTTCACACCACACGCGGCCAATTAATTCGCGAACGGGCCCTCGGCACCCTTCCGCCATCACCCGTCACCCTCTCCACCTATCAGCAAGCCATTGACCATGCCGCCCGCACCGTCTCTGGCATCCCCCGCTGTCAACTCGAAGCCATCGTCGCCTCCGTCATCACCACCGTCGCCGCAGCCTGAAGCCATCACCTTTGATGCCATCGGCATGGACCCCGCCACGCAGGGCTCCAAGCGTCACGTCGGCAACGGCATCATGCGCGAAACCAATCAGCGCCTGCCAGCTTGGCGATCCACCGTCGCCCACTGCGCCCTCGCCACCAACCAGCCCCTGATCAGCGCACCGGTCTCCATCGCCATCACCTTTCGCTTCCTGCGGCCCCAATCCCACTACCGCAAAAGCGGCTTAGCTCCCTCCGCTCCGCTACTCCTAACCTCCAAACAAAAAGGCGACATCGACAAACTCTCCCGTGCTGTCCTTGATGCCCTCACTGGCACTCTTCTGCTTGATGATTCGCAGGTGGTTCAGCTCTCGGCCCACAAGCGCTGGGCTACAACCGGTGAACGCCCCGGTGCCCTCATCACCATCATTCCCCTCGCGGCAACCTAAACCAGCCAGCCCTGGCGCCATGGAGCCCTGGTCCGTCGTCGCTGAATACCCCTACACCGGCGAACCATTCGGCTTGGTCTTTAACGACGACAGCACCTTCTCAGAAGCCGAATACCTCGCTCGCCAACTGCTCGCCACCTATCGCGTCACCGGCCTGTACTTCCCCACCTCCTGCCAACACAACACACAAGGCGTCTACCTCTTCACCTTTACCGTCTCACCAGAAACCCTCCCACGCATGGGCACCATCTGGGCCTACAGCTTTGATGATGCCAACCTTCGCCTTGATGTCTTAGCCTCAGAAGGAACACTCTTCATGCCTGCCTCCGGTTAAAATTCGGGCATGGCAAACATCTCTGATCTCAAGTTCGACCATAAGAACGCACGCAAGCGTACAGATAGCTCAGCGCGCCTCATTCAAGAATCTCTCCAGCGCTATGGAGCAGCTCGCTCCATCGTCATTGACGAAGACAATCGGATCCTTGCAGGCAATGGCACGATTGAAGGCGCCAAGGCGCTAGGGCTAACGAAGCTCAAGGTGGTCGAAGCGGCTGGAGACGAGATCATTGCCGTCCGCCGCTCTGGCCTGTCCGAGGACGACAAGGTTGGCCTGGCCCTGGCCGACAACCGCGCCGCTGAACTCTCGGACTGGGATGCCGAGATGCTGCAACAGCTCAGCGAAGAACACGACATCGCTCCTTGGTTTGAGCAGGAAGACCTAGACGCCCTGCTGCAGGAAGCCGAGCGGCTTGAACCTGTCGAAGGCAACACCGACCCTGACGACGTTCCTGAGCCACCAGCTGAACCCACCACTAAGCCCGGCGACCTCTGGATCCTTGGCAACCACCGCCTCCTCTGCGGTGACTCCACTGATCCAATCGCTATGGAGCGCTTGATGGAAAACAAGCCAGCTGATCTCTGGCTTACAGACCCTCCCTATAACGTCTCTTACGAAGGCAAAACCAAAGACGCTCTCACCATTAAAAATGACTCAATGTCGGATGCTGCATTCAGGCAGTTCCTCATTGATGTCTACACCACTGCCAATTGCTTCCTTCGGCCTGGTGCTGCTTTCTACATTTGGCACGCTGATTCTGAAGGCTATAACTTCAGGGGTGCAGCTCACGAAATAGGCTGGAAAATTCGTCAATGTCTTGTTTGGGTAAAATCAGTTCTTGTGATGGGCAGGCAAGATTATCAATGGAAGCATGAGCCATGCCTCTACGGATGGACAGAAGGTGCTGCTCACATCTGGTGTTCTGACCGCAAGCAAACCACTGTTCTTGAATTTGATAAGCCCCGCCGTAATGGCGAGCATCCAACAATGAAGCCTGTTGACCTGTTTCAATACCAGATGGCCAACAGCAGCAAACCAGGCGACACTGTTCTCGACTCCTTTGGTGGTTCAGGAACAACCCTCATCGCAGCCGAGCGCATCAATCGCAAAGCTCGCCTGATGGAGCTTGACCCCGCTTACTGCGACGTGATCGTCAAGCGCTGGGAAGACTTCACCGGTAACTCCGCTGTCTGTATCCCCTCTGACTTCCACTTTGCGGAGCACCAGGAGGCAGCCTGATGGCATCCCCTCGGGGCACTAAACAAGAAACAATCGACCGCGCCAACCGCTTTGCTCGCATCATCGCAACCGGTGGTCGCAGGTCGGACTGCATTCGATATGCCGCAGAAAACTGGGGGGTTGGCCCTCGCTCTTGCGATGAATACCTCAAACTCGCACGTGAACAGCTCAAGGCCGACTGGGACATTGAACGCCCTCAAATGATTGCCGACCTGCTCTCGCAGTGCTCCACC